ACCGGTCTTGCCGGCGAGGGAGAGCACTGCATCCCCGAGCGCCTTGATGTTCGGCTCGGTCTCGTGGAGAATCGAGTTGACGTTGCGCATCTGCTGCTCGAACTCGGCCGACCACTTCACCGCCACGCCTAGGCCGCCGGCCGCAGCCGCAGCAATACCGCCGAGCATGGCGGCCGCCCGCGAGGCCTGCGCGTTGTACTGCTCCAGCAGGGAGTTGGCTTTCCCTAATCCCTCGCGGAAGTTGGTCATATCCAGTCGCAGTTGCGCGACGATTGCGCCGACCGTCACCACTATCTCCTATCAGTCAGGCCCAAGGAGCGGATCAACTCTTCGGGATCAGGCAGTCTCTCGACTCCGGCCTCGCGCCGCAGCCGACGCACCGCGGACCGAAGCGCCTGGAACGCCTTCTTTCCCCCCTGCGCCGCCCCGGCCGCGAGGTAGATCAGCTCCATTTCCTCCGCCATGCGCAGCGCCCGCCGCCGACGGATGCACTCCGCCCACACCAGCGCCTGCGCCGGAGTCACGTGCCAGAGCAGATACTCGTGGGTCCACCCGTACTCGCTCTGCAGCAGATCGAACGCGCCCGCCCAGCCCCGGCCTACACTGTCGCCGTCATCTTCGCGGTCTGAAGGGCGCGCCGCACGTTTCCCCGGATCACCGGAAGCTGGTTGATCTCCAGCGCGGCGGCCACGATCTCCGTCGCCTGCGCCAGCGTCAGGTGCTCCTTCAGGTAGCTCTCCTCCACCCCGAAGAGCCGTTCGAGGATGCGACCGAGCCACTCGGCGATGATGGGGAAGAGCGCCTCCAGATGCTCATCGAGCCGGGTCAGCTCGATCTCGGGGTGCTCCTTGATGATCCGCTGAGCGATGGTGCCGAGATCGGCCGCGACGCGTTCGTAGTCGCCGATCACCAACGGGCGCACCACGAGCTCGCGCTCGCCCACGAGGAAGCATCGCGCCTGGGGGATGATCGCCTGGTCAGGAGTGGGCATGCTCATGCGCTGTACTCCTCCACCCGCCCGACCTGATCGCCGACTGCGCGACTGGTGTCAGCCAGGATGGTGATCTGCAGGGGCAGGTCCACCTGGTCATCGCGGTTCCAGGAGAGCGTGCCGGGTGCGACGATGGCGCAGCGGTAGAAGGTCACTGCCCACTTCTTCCCACTGCCCGCAGGCAGGATCACCATCACCGGCTTCTCGGTGATCGCCGAGTCGCCGCCGAAGGTGAGCCGGCGCCGGCCGCTGCCCAGGTCCTCGATATCGGCCGACACGCCCCAGACGTCCTTCAGATTCTCGAGGGTCACTTCCGCCAAAGGCAGCGAGAGGGAGTAGGTCTCGCCCACCTTGATGGTGCGCACCGGCAGCAGCGACTCGTTGACCTCGATATCGGAGGTCTCCACCTCGTGCTCGATCTCCAGCGCGCCATGGGCATGGCCCATGTAACGACCGTCGATGTAGAGCGCCTCCGGCGCTCCCTTGATCACCGCGTTGGGGTTCTTGGCCGTGACGATGTAGAAGAACAGCGCCTGCGCCAGGCTGCCGTCAGGTTCGGACTCCCCTGAGTCGGAGACGCCGATGTCGTGGATGCCCGCCGCCCAAGAGTCGCCGGCGGCCAGGGCAAGCGTGAGTTCGGTGGCGGAGACGAACGTGATGTTCGCCGCGTCCACCGCCTCCCAGGCAGTCGCGCCATGCTTCCGCTTGTAGACCTTCGTCTCGGTCGGGGCATCCGCAAATCCCGTTCCGATGATGGTGATGCTATCGCCCAGCTTTGCCTGTGCGGGCTTCACGTCCGTGATGGTTGCCACGTCGGTTTCTCCTTCAGCCCTCGCCTATGACGAGGGCGTCCTCAAATCGAGAGCGATGTTGAATGAGGCGAGGTGCGCAGTCGCGTTCGCGGCTTGTTCGGTCCCCACGTAGGCCGGGCTGGCCACCGCCTCGATGGTGAGCGCCCACAAACCTGCGCTCAGATCCAGGTTCTGCTTGCCATGCACCTTCCGATAGAGGCTGTAGGCCTTCCGCAGCGCGGCATCCGGTGTCGCCGCCCGCGCGAAGAGCATCACTGTCGGATGCTCGCGTTCGGTGTAGCCGTCCGCCGGATAGCCGCCAGTCGCGTGCAGACTCACACATGCCAGAGGCGACGAGGGCCGATGCAGCCTGAACAGATCCGTGCCCACCGTTCCCTCGCCCTGGGTCGCCAGATAGGCCGCCAGTTGGTCGATCAGCAGCCCCATTACTTGAGCGCCTCCCGCAGATGGTCGGAGAGGTTATCCTGGTAGCGGTCAGCCTGCTGCGTGAGATTGTCCTCGAGGTACTTCGCCTTGCCGCCCTTGGGATGGTTAAAGTCAAGGCGCTCGTGCTGGGTGAGCGCGTACGGCGTATTGAACCCGACTTCACCCACCACCGCGTCGCCGAGGCCGCCTTCCTGCACATGGCGGGTGACCATCTCTGGGGCCTCTGGCTGATCGGTGACCTCGCGAAAGCCGCGACGAGCGACCGCGCGACCATTCGCGTAGACCTCAGCAGTGCCGCTCGCCCGCAGCGTGCCCTCGTCCACCGGCGCATCGCGCATGGAGCGGCCCAACAGGTCTTCGGTGTTCTCGACCATGCCGTCCACCGCGGCCTGCTGGACGCGCTTCCATACCTCACCATCGCGGGCGAGTTGGCGCGTGAGCTGATCGATCCCGGTGAACGAGACTCCGTACTTGCCGCGGCGGACGGGCATGTCAGGACCTATCGCTCGGTGGCGAAGTCGATGCCCCAGAGCACGAACGGCAGCTCGGTGCGGATGGCGTCGGCCTTCCCCGGGCCGTACCGCTCTTCGATCCGCTGCAGCCAGGTATCCACTCCCGGCTGGGCCATGATCGCGGCGGCGGCCTCGGTGTAGTCGGCCACCGTGGTCTCCGGCGCCTTCGCCTTCACCACCTTGAGATCGGTGAGCAGCTCGCTGAGCGAAAGCGCCCACCCCATCAGCTTCATGAACCACAGCATCTTCCGTCTTCCTTTCCCTGCCTATAGGTAGGCCCGCTTCAGAATCAGTCCGCCTGCCAGATCGCGGTCAGCCGACACCGCGATCACGGTCAGGTAGCTCACGCCATCAGTTGAGAGTTGATCGCCGACAGCGATCGCTTCATCAGGCGCCAGCGTCACCGACGCTTCCGAGACCACCTGCTCGCCCTGGGCGTTGCGCACCAGGCGGCGCTTCTCCAGCCACCGGCCCTTCGTCTGAACCGCCGCCCGGAACGTCGGCTGCCCGTAGCCATCAACCCCGGACCGCGACTTGCGCCAGATGCTCTGCGCCAGATAGCTGCCGATCATCTGGAACTCCCCGGCGACCACTCGCCATCCGGCAGATCGGAGGTCGCAATCACACCGCCGCGATCAATGAAGGGCGAAAGCAGCATCCGCGCCTCCGCGCTGAGCAGCATCTGGGCGGCCGCGCCCGACTCATAGCTCTCGCTCAACCCGTCGACGGCGAAGCTCTTCACACCCGCCGCCTGCAGTGATCGCCGTCGCTCTTGCTCCGCCCCCTGCGCCAGCAAGGCCAGCGCCTCTTCGCACTGCGCCTGCTTCACCTGGTCCGGTATGGCAAAGCTGCCCGTCCGATCGAGATCGCGCTGCCGCGGGAATGACAGCGCCTGATCGGGATCTGCGGGAGCGAGTGGATCGGCAGGACGGTCGAGCGCATTGGGCAGGTCATATGGGAAACCATACGGTCGCCGATGCACCTGCAATCGGTGGGCCTCGATCCGCCGGCACGCGGTCAGCAGCGCCTTCTCCTGGTCTGCATCGCTGGCGGTCTCCCAGGCCTCGCTCCGCAGGCGTGCCGCGAAGTAGGCCTGGGCGTCCTCAAGCGAGAGGTAGGAGTTCGAGGCAGCGCCGGCGATCGTGGCATCCACAGCCATGGACTAGCCCTCGACCTCCTCGATCTTGTCCGAGGCGTAGAAGAGCAGGTGGATCGCGTGCGCGGCCGCGAAGGGCTTCGGCGTCTCCGGTACCACCAGCACGTGATCGCCGTAGCGCCAGCGCACTTCGCTGCCAGTCGTGCTCCGCAGGTACACGGTCAACCCCGCGGTGGCGGCCTTCTCCAGCGCCTCCGTCCGCGCCGGCTCCTCCAGCGCCATCATCGCGGTGAGCTTGCCGATAGCCTTTGGCTTGGAAATGACTGCAGTCACGGCCGGCGCCGGGCTTTCGGCGGCCGGGGTCGCCGCTGCTTCCTTCACATCGCCGTCACCCGCGTTCTGCGGGGCATTCTCAGTTCGCATGCGTTCCTCCAGAGATGAGTTGGGGGCCGGCAGGTACATCACCGGCCCCGATCCGTTACGTGCCGATGGCGAGCCAGTTGACGTTGGCCGCCGCGGTCCCCGCGATCGGCGTACAGTCGTCAACCGCCGTCGGCTTGAAGACGTTCAGGTCGATGTGACCTGCAGTCGCGGACAAATGGGCGCTGACCCACATTGCAGCGAGGGAGATGTCGTCATCGAGCGTCGCCACCGCGGCCACAACGGTCGCCAGTCCGGTGTCCACGTCGGCCGTGCCCGTGACATTGGCCTGCCCGCGGGCGAGCTTGTAGCCACTCGCCGCACCGAGCACCAAGGCCTGCAGCGCGGTTGCGAGCTTCGCGCTCGACACCCCGCCGTCCTTGATGCGCACCTTGCTCGGGGTGCCGCCCACTTCCAGGGTGGTGTCGTCAAGTTCGGCGGCGACGATCCCTGCCTCCAGTGCTCCGATGGCGGTGCCCAGAGTCGCCTCTTTCGCGGCCGGGCACATGCGGTTGAGTTCGGCCTTCTGTGCATCAGTCAGGGCCATGGCTCACCCCCCTACGCCAGGTCCTGCAGCGAACCCATGCGATACGGGTTGCGGCAGACCAGCTGGGAGTAGTGAGTGACCCAGATCACGTCCGAGTCCTTGGTCTTGGCCATGGGCTTGGCCTCAAAGTCCTTGAGCACCACGTACTCGAGGAGATCTTCGTTCACGAAGTCCATCCGGGTCTGGGAGTATCCGGGCACCTTGATCAAGGGGATGCCCTCGAAGTCGAGGGCCTGGTAGCCGCCGGTGAGGGAGACCGGATTCTGCTGGCGGCGCTCGGCCCGCAGCAGATCACCGTACTTGTACCACTGCGCGGAGCCGGCGTAGATGGCAGTCACCCGGCCACCCCGCGCCTCCACCGTGGACTTCACCGTCCGCACCAGTTCCTCGCTGAGCGCGCGCGGGGTGCCGCCATTGGCGTTGACGTAGGACTTCCACCAGGTGTAGGTGCCGCGGTCCAGACCCGCGTACGTCCCGGTATCTGCGATCGCCGCGAACAGCCCGGTGATATCCTTGCCGGAGTTGCCGGAGCCGTCGGACATCAGCTGGGTGTTGATGTTGCCCCGCACGTCCGAGAAGCCCAGGTCAAGCTCGGTGCGCAGCGCCGGCACGATCATGCCGCCGTTGTCACCCACCGCCTGGGCCAGGCCGGAGACCTCCACCTCGACCTTGTTGAGCTTCCAGGTGAGGAAGGCTTTCTTGAACCCCTGGTTCCCCGCGCCCGCGGCGGTGTCGCCCTCCCCGTAGGACCCGGCGGAGCTGTTGCCGGCATAGCGGACCGGCCAGCGCACACCCTCGCCGACTCCCTGCTTCTGCTGAATACGGGT